GTTACTGCTGTTAGTGGAACAGGAAGCTTAAAGCAGATTTGTGCGTCAGTAATATCTGAAGGAGGTTTCAATCCACAAGGGAATACATTATCTATTAGAAACTCAGCAAGTCAGGGTGTTACGTCAGCGTCAAAAAATGCTATTCTTGGAATAAGGTTAAAAGCTGAATACTTTGAATATAGTGTTATCCCGCTAGTTATAGGATTGTTGTCAGAAACAGGAACTGAGTTAAATGTATCACTTCACTTTAACCCGGCCTACACAGGCACTCCAAGCTGGAATAATTTATCTAATAGTTCAATACAATGGGCAGAGGGTGAGTTTCCTGTGACTACTGATGGAATACGCCAATATGATGCATGGGTTAGTTCTATTGCAAAACAGAGTTCAGAGGCAGTAGACACAGAGGTTGATACTGCTCTTAGAATTGGAAAGGGGTTAAATGATGTCCTTGATGAAATATGGATTGTAGTTGAGAACATAGGTGCTGATGATACAGAAATATGGTCTTCAATAAAATTCAGGGACTTAATATAGGTCTTTGTAGTTTGAGTAAAGTTATTGAGAATGAGTATTTTATTTTTTTTATTTAAAAACTATATATATTTTTGTTGTGTTATTTGGAATTAGTCTAAATAAAAATAAAGAATGAGCATTGAATATCAAATAAATAATCTTGCAAAAGACGAATACGAAATTGTTATTTCAGGACAAATAGGCTCAGAAGACAATAAAGGTAAGAATATTGCAAGTGCGATACGTTCTTTAAATGAAATGAAAGCGAAGAAAATAATCGTCAGGATAAATTCCATTGGTGGAAGTGTCTATGATGGTTATGATATTGTTGACGCACTAATGAATTCTGATGCTGTAGTTGAAACGATTGTTACAGGCTTAGCTGCTTCCACTGCAGGGTGGATTGCTGCCAGTGGAACTGATGGTAATCGGACAATTGTCGATTATGGTAAAGGAATGTTACATAACCCAATGATTCGAGGCAAAAGGGTAGCTGAGATTGAGGACGAAAAGGCAAGAGAGTCTATTATGCAAATAAAAGACAGTATATCCACAATCCTTTCCAATAGATCAAAGCTTGACAAAGAAGCCATTAATACTATGATGGATGAGGAAACATGGGTTAATGCAGAAGATTGGGTGCGATATGGTTTTGCTGATAAAGTAATTAGCACCAGGACAAAGCCATCTTTCGAGGAAAATATGTCAATGATGGAGTTCATGAATGTCTGCGCTACCAACCAAGTTGAGGTTGATACTGATGAGGGCAATCAGGAATCTAAGTCAGATGACAAGTCAGATAGTAATTCTAAAACTAAAATTCTTAAAATGGAAAATTTAGCAAAATTTTTTAACTTGAAGTCTGACGCATCAGAGGAATCTATCTTGAATTCTGTGGAAAAAATTTCCAACGAATTGACTGATGCCAAGACAGAGATTGAAAATCTCAAGTCAGAAGCGAAAGCTAAAGACGAAAAAATCAATGAGCTTGAAGGTAAAGTTGAAGTTCATGAGAATGAAGCAATTGCTTATGCAGTTGATTCAGCAATTAAAGATGGCAAATACAAAGAAGAGGATCGTGACAGCCTAATTGAAAACGTTAAAACCATGGGTATTGACACATTTAATGAAATTGTTTCAAAAATGGTCATCCCTCATGTAGATGTTGCTGACAATATTGTCTCTGAAAAAGACAGTAAAGAAAAGGCTAAAGATAAATCTGATAAGGTTGACAATAGGTTAGCTGAGGAATATCAGGAATTAGCTGAGAATGACACAGAAAAATTACGCAAAATGGAACTTCAAGAGCCTGAAAAGTTTGAGAAGATGTATAATGCGTGGTGTAATTGGGATAAAACTGAGTAATTAACTTAAAAAATATTATTATGCCTAGTCCAGGAACAATAAGAAATCCATTTGGTACAGGTGCATCAGGACAAGATGACACTCTTACCTCTAAAAATGTTGGTACTGCAGCAACAGGAGTAACTGCAGTTGAATATGGTGATGCAATTAACCATAAGACTGTTTTGACAGTAGACACTACACTTCCTGCTATTGCAGGTGGCGCATCCCTTGCTGTTGGTAAACTTATGTATACCTTACCTGCAGGTGCAGTTGTTGTAAAGGCAAGCTATATTAGCTTAGCTTTAGATGAAAGCGATGGAAATATCACTGCTGATACCCCTGATCTTGGATTAGGAACAACTATCGCAAGTGGTGCTGTTGCAGTACTTGGTGGTACTGCTGCGTTTGAAAACATCATGACAGGTCAGACAATGAATGACTGTGATGGTACTGCAGAGGTTGCTGCTGTTGGTACTGTATTGGCTATTGCCCCTGCAGGTGACCATACTGTTTATTTGAATGTTGCTGATGGTTGGGCAGCTTCTGGTGAAGCTGCTTGTGCTGTTTCAGGAACCATTGTTCTTGAATGGACATTCTTATCATAATCTGATTAATAACGTTTAAAAAATATTATAATGGCACAAATTAGTCCAATCAAATTTTCACAAGAATTGCAGAAGCAACTGTTTCCTGATAATTCTTTTTACAAGTTCTCAAGAACTGAGACAGGGATTGGTCCTGATGTAGAAACTGTACAGATACCTGTAGCAGGTTCAGTTGGCGCAGCCAAATCAGGAAATCCAACGCTTCCATTGGCTGTTACAGCCAGGACTGACACTTATAAGTCTTACGATGTTGAGCAGTTATATACTGACCCTTACCTGGTAACAAGGGAGGAAGATATCGTATTGAACTACAATAAGTTTCAAGACCTTGCTTTAAGTCTTGCTTTAAGCATTAACGAGCGAGCAGGTGATATCGCAGCTACAGAATGGGGTGCTACCTCTTCTGGTGAGCAGGTTGCCACCACAGGAACCACAACTCACACTGCTTATGTAACTGGAACCACAGGTAATCGTAAAGACATTCTGTTGGCTGATATGCTTGATGTTAAAAAAGCATTCAACAAAATGAATCTTCCTGATTATGGAAGAAATGCTATTTATGGTTTAATGACACCTGAGCAAATTGACAATCTTCTGAACATCTCAGATTTTGTTGATTATGACAAAACTGGTGAGTTGTCAAAGCTTAAAAATGGCGAGATAGGTTACATTTTAGGAATGAACCTGATGATGAGGACCAACTCTCAGAACTCTATTGGTGTTGTTTATAACGCTGGTGCCACAACTAAGCGAACTGTTGATGAGGCAATTTCTGCCACTGATACTGCTGCTGCTATTTTTTGGCATCGCTCAATGGTTCGCCATGCTGAGGGTCACGCTGCAACTTTTGTTGACAGAGGTAAGCCTGAGTATTTAGGTGGAACTTTACTTTCAAGTGTAGTACGTTTTGGTGCCACATTTGATCGTCCTGATGAAGCAGGAATCGTTGCTCTTTATGAAGCTACCTAATAGGTGGTACATAATATATAGCTTAAAAAGGAGGATGAAACTTTTTTCTCCTCCTTTTTTTAAACCAAATTTTACCATAAAAACTTAAAAAATGAGAAATATGTCTCCAAAAGAAGTAGCACAGACGTTTTTTGAAAATAATGACAAGCTGCAGGTGATTTTTGTTACCAATAAGGGTAATGCTTTTTATGAGGAATACCTGGCAGATCGTTTTTGCGCAAAGCAGGAACCAAGACAGACTTATCAAAAGTTCGAAAGGGCAGGTTTTTCCTTTCAGGCTGATGTGGATAAAGCAAGTGATATTGTTGAAGAGGTTGTTGGGGTGGTCGTTGAAGAGGTTGATTATGATAGTAATTTCACTAAAAAAGAAATTGGTAACATACTTGAAAAGCTTGAGATTGAATTTGATGCCAGGTCTAATAAATCTGAGTTGGTTGCATTTGCCTCAAAAAATATTTCGAAAGAAAAGGTATTAGCGTTCCTGAATGAAAATGAAATTGAATTTTCTGATCAGGACGAATTAATTGATTTATTGAAAACTCTTTAAATAGCTTAAAATGGCAAATATAACGTTTACAAGAGGTGATGGTGCAATTGGTGCGGAACCTGCTTCCCTTGATCATGTTAGTGGTTTTATTTTTCATACCACAACTTCAATCGAAAGCGATGCTCCAACAAGGATTTATACGTTGAAGGAATTAGAAGACTTGACTTCTTTTAGTTCAGCTACACACAACGTATTGCACTACCACATCAGAGAATATTACGCTATGCGTCAAAAGCTTACAGGTAAAGCACAGGGCGAACTTTGGTTAATGACAGGTGATTATTCACTTGGATTCGACGGCTCTGATCTGCAAACATTGCAGGATGCCTCAGGTGGACGATGCAGGCAAATTGGTGTATGGCTTGGGATTACTTTCGCTACCTCAATGGTAACAGGTTCTCAGACTTACGCTGAAACAAATGCTACAAATAATAAACCACATTCTGTCCTGTTAGCTGCAGATATATCAGGAACAGCAGCAGGATCACTTGACGATCTTCTTGCACTTGACTCTGAGAATGTATCAGTAGTTGCAGGTGAAGATTTTGCAGGGCGTGGTGCTGAATTATGGGCAAGTGAAGGTGTAACAATATCTATGCTTGGTGCTGTGCTTGGTTGTGTTTCTGCTTCAGGAGTGCATGAAAATATTGGTTGGCGTGGTAAGTTTGAGGTAACTCACTCTGCTGCAAAAAGTGATGGATTTACTGGCTCTATTGTAACTGAATATGACGAAGTAACAATATCTGCAAGCGATATTGGTGGTGCTGGAACCCCAATAAAACCAACTGATGCCCAGGTAACTGCAGTGTCAGCACTTGGTTATATACTTGGTGTAAAGGAAATTGGACTTAACGGAACATTCTTCAACGACTCTTATACATGTACAACAGGCACAAGTGACTATGCTTACATTGAGAGACAAAGAACAATGGATAAGGCAGTTAGAGAAGTTAGGGCAGCCTTACTTCCAAAACTAAGTGGTCCACTATACTTGGATGCTTCTACAGGAAAACTGTCAAAAGCAAGCATAGAAGAGTATAAATCAGCAGCTTTTAATGGCTTAGAAGTTCTTGCAAATCGTGAGGAAATAAGCGTTGATGAAAATGGACTATTACCTGCTGCGTCAGTAACTATTGACCCTGATCAGGATATTCTTGGTACAAGCAAGATAGTTGTTGGAATTGCTGTCGTACCTGTAGGTGTAGCACGAACCATTGAAGTTAACATCAGCTTTGCTGTTAGTGTTTAATAATTAAAAAAGATAATAAAATGGCACAACCTTTAATAAATGGACGAGCATATGACTTCACACAGGTGACACTTATAATTGGTGGCGTTTCCTTTAGTGGTGTTTCTGCTATAAGCTGGATCACAGAGCAGACAAAGGAGAATAACCATGGATTAGGTAAAAATCCTGTAAGTCGAGGTCATGGACCAAAAAACACCACAGGTTCAATTGATTTTTCAATGAACGAAGTTGAAGCATTAAGACTTGCTGTTGATTCAGGAGACTTAACTGATATACCAATGTTTGACATATTAGTATACTATGGAAACATTCAGAATCCAACGAAGCACGTAATTAAGAATGCTGAGTTTACAAGTGATGGAATGGAGGGTTCTACAGGTGACACAGATCTGGTTAGAAGCTTTGATTATGTTGCATCACATGTTGATCCAAGATAAGTAAAACCAAATAAATACCAAACCAAATGAAAAAGAAAAAAGCAGAAAGGATTGAATCACTACCCTTAGAGACGTATACTGTTGATTACGAGGGTAAGAAGTTAAAATATAGCGTACAAGAGCCTACTTTTACACAGGTCAGTTCAGCAATGGCTGAATGCATGGATATGAGTGGTAAGCTTAATATGGGTGCAGCAGGTAAAGCAATATGGGAACTATGTTGCACTGAGTTTGATGACGAAATCGAGAAAAATGTAAGGTTACTTCACACTGTTTGTATTGATATTTACTCAACCTATGTGGCTCCTGTAGATGCTGAGATAAAAAAAAATTAGAGAAATATAATCTAAGGAAAACTAAAAGAATCGGACATGGCCATATGATGGCTTTGATCCGATTTTTTTATAATATAGAACCTGAGTTGCTTAATGCAGATAAATTCGCTAAATTGCAACAAGAAATTATGTGGCTTATTGATATGGAATTAATTGAATTAAAACTTAAATAATATGCCTGGAAAATATGATGCTCAATACTTAATAACCTTAAAAGATGGATATTCTCAAACGATAAGAAAAATAACCAAAGAGACAAAGCGGTTTAATTCAACAATTAAGGATTCCAATCATAATATGAAAGGGTTTACTTCTGCGTTAGCAAAAGCAGGTCTTGCTGTCACTGCTTTTCAGATCGTACAGCTAGGCAGGGATGTAATTGAAACTACAGCTAGGTTTGACGCAATGCGTAAGTCGATAAACTTTTTGTCTGGAAGCATTTTTGAGGGCGGTGAATCTATTATATTTTTAGACGAAATGTCAAACAAACTTGGTCTGTCATTCCAAGCATCGATGGAGGGTTTTCAGACGTTAGTTGCTGGATTTAGAGGGACTAATGAGTCGCTAAGAAACATTAAGCAAATGTTTGAAAGTGTTTCTGTGGGGGCAACTGCCATGGGGTTGAGTGTTCAAAGGCAGAAGCTAGTTATGTTGGCATTAGGGCAGATCGCATCTAAGGGGGTTGTTTCCATGGAGGAATTAAGAAGGCAGCTTGGTGATTCACTACCTGGCGCAATGGCTATTGGTGCCAGGGCCATGGGTATGACTATATCTCAGTTTATGAAGTTAGTTGCTGAAGGTAAGGTTATGTCAAGTGAATTTCTACCTAAATTTGCAGAAGAGGTTAAAAAAACATTCGAAAAAGCCCTACCGCAAGCAGTAAAATCATTAAGGGCTAATTTAAACAGGTTCCAATCAGCTATTTTTAAGACAAAAACTGCAATAGGTGATGCGTTTACACCTACTGTGAATAATTTAATGGGTAAATTAATAAACTTTGCTGATGCACTTGTTGATAATATAGACGCAATAAAAAAACTAACCAAGTTTTTTGCTTACCTCTTAAAGGTTTTTATTGCATATAAGTCTGCCCTATTTATAGTAAACAAAGCACAGTTGATATTTGTTAAAAGAACTGCAACAATGAGAATTGCTATGATGATTCTTTCTGGTAAAGTTGGGTTAGCGACAAGAAGCATACAAGGGCTGTCTACAGCGCTAAGAACTACTGCATGGGGAATATCAATTGCTGCTGTTGGTTTGATAGTTGAAAAAATAATACAATGGAGGCTAGAAGTAAGGAAAACAAGGAAAGAACATGAGAAATTAATGAAGCAAAAAACCATGGTTTCTGATGCTGAAGAAATCAATAGGTTCCTTAAGAAATCTGGGGTACAAACACCATTATCTTTTGGTGCAATAATACCTAAAAAAACAGACATATGGGGCAGGAAAATAACATCTGAAGCAAAGGAGTCCCTACTGGTAACTCAAAATGCATTTAAACGCTTTGAGCAATCAGTTTCAACGGAAGTTCCAGCTACGCTTGAGAGAATGCAAATGTCAATTGGCTCTGCTGTTATTGAGATGCAAAGAGAATTAAAAGGGAAAGCACTGCCTACATTAAAAGAATTGGCTGATCAGTTTTCGATTGATAGAAATAAAAAAAGCGTCAATCTACTTAAAACTTACCAAGAATACCTACGGATAATAAATACTGAGTTAGAAAAAATAAGAAATGAAGAGGTAATAAAGAAGCTAGGAGTTGAGGATGACTTAAACAAACTCACAGCTTCATCACCAAAAGTGTTCAACATAAATATTCATAAGCTAATTGATGACTTTACTGTAAATACAGGCAACGTAGAGGAAACTGCAGATCAAATAAGAGAAAAGGTAATCGAAACCATTAATTTAGCCCTCGCTGATTTGCAAACTATGGCAAGATAGTAATAATAATTTTAGTACCTTTGTGTTATGAAAATTCCTATATATGACATAAGAGTTAATACAGGTACCAAGATATATAAATGGGATTACGCAAAAAAGGTTACCATCAATAAATCATGGGATACATTCACTGATACTGCCATTATAGAACTTCCATCCAATATAAGCACGAAGGACAGGAAGAAAATATATGATGAGATAAAGGAAGGTCAGCAGGTTACAATAAAACTTGGTTACTATCCTTATTTAAAAACAAGATTTGAGGGGTATGTAATAAGGGTTGAGCCTAAGTCTACATTAAAGATATATTGTGAAGACCTTGGATATTTACTTAAGAGGCGATCAATTAAGAATTTCAGTACTATAATTGACCCCAAGAAGCCAAATGATACAGCAAGCAATGTGAGTTTGAATGAATTAATTACATCAATAATTAGTAATGCAGAACTGAATGACGAAATTACATTCGAGACAGGTGACGCACCAAATGTTGGGACGTGGCTTATCGAGGGTGCATCTGTCATGCAGGCTATCCATCAACTAAAGTCAAAATATGGAATATATACGTGGTTTAAAGATGGAGTGCTTAAGGTTGGGCTTCCATATACCCCAGGGTTAGATGGGAAGCGAATTGATGGCGATACTGATATACCTAGGCATAGATTTCAGTTTAATTGGAATATAATTAATCATGGTGATCTTAAGTGGCAGAGGGACTTTGAGTTAGATGTAATTTCTCATGCACAGGCAACAAATTCTGAAGGGAAAACACTTCACGCATATGCATATTATGACGAAAGAAAGCCTGGTGAAATAATCATTCAAAGCGAAAAGCCATATGGATATGTTAATGATTTTAAGTTAAGTGGAAGAAATAATTATACTCAAGCGCAAATAAATCAGTGGGCTATAGATAGGTTACCAAACTTATATTACACAGGTTTCCGGGGTAGCTTTTCTACTTTTGGTGAGCCTGCTGTTGAGCATGGTGATATAGCAGTTCTTATAGATAAAAAAATTCCTGACAGAAATGGTGCATACCTGATAAAGTCAGTAGAAATAACGAGTGGTGTAGATGGATACAGACAGAAAATATCATTAGATAGAGTTATTACAGCAGTTAATAACAAGGAATATGATTCAACAATAAGAGATTTTACAACAAATGGCTGAAATTAGTGATATAACAAAAGCATTTGATGCATTTATTGATGCATGGGCTAAGTTTAACCAGATTTACTCAATGCAGGGAGTGGTGACGAGTGTTGATAAAGAAAAACGAGTATGTAGTGTTGACATTGGTGACGATGGATTCGTTATAAATAATGTATATCTTGAAGCAGATTATCAGTCTGAGAATTCAGAATCAAAGGGATTTTTCGTAGTTCCTACAGTGGGAAGTAATGTTATTATTACATTCCTGGACGAAACAACTGCATATGTTGCTGTGTGGACTGAGGTTGATGAAATTGTTGCCAAGCAGGGTACGTTTACTTTTAATGATGGCAGCAATGGTGGGATGGCTATAGTTAGTAAAATAGTTGAAAGACTTAATAATATTGAAAATAAATTCAATCAACATCTTCATATCAGCCCTGCAGGACCAACAGCAACACCAATAAATGCAGCACAGCAACCATTGTTAATAACGCCAATAACGAAAGACAGTGATATTGAAAACAAAAACGTAAAACATTAAAGATATGATAAGTTACGATATGGTATGGGATGAGTCAGATGGTGATCTTAAGTTAACAGACTCAGGTGCAGATATATCTATAGAACAGAGTGATTTTAATCATATAGAAGATATACTGCAGGCAGAAAAAGGCCATTTTTATGATACTCCTCTTATTGGGTATGGTGTAAATAAAAGAAAGTTTGCACCATCAAACTTACAAAGGGAAAAAAATATTATAAAAAGTGAACTAAAAAAAGACAACTACAGGGTTAATAGCATAAGTATATACTTAATGGTTGATGGAACGCCAATAATAGAAACAGACGCAGAAAGGGAAAAATAATGGCAAACGTTAAAAGTGGCCAAACAATATTAGATGTTGTAGGCCAAAATTTTGGAAATCTTGAGTATTTGGTTGCTTTTTGTCGTGATAATGGACTATCTTTGTCAGATGCATTGACTGCAGGACAGGAAGTTGATATAAACAACGAAGATCTGGGCGACGAGTATATTAAGAGAAAGATAATCGAAAAGAATGTTATTTTTAACAATTACCAGGAATAATGGCAAGAAGCAGAAGTAAACAGACAATTTTTGATTTAGCCCTACAGGGATATGGCAGGATGGACGAACTTGTAAAATTAGCCAGGGAGAATAACCTTAGCCTTTCTGATGAAATAACTGCAGGAACTGATGTCGATTTTGATACTAATGCATCATTTGGCAATAATAATGTTAAGAACTTTGTTAAAAAAGACAACAGGATTTTTAATAATTACTACGAAACTTATCCTGAGGATGGAATTGGTGCGTGGATAATTGAAGACACATTTATAGTACAATAATTATGAGCAATAGAACCACATTAAAGACGTTTTTTGAAACAGGTGATAAACCAACAGAAGCACAATTTGTAGACCTTATTGACTCTTTGGCTCACCTTACTGACGATATTATATCTCAGGCCACTGCAGAGGCAGGAACTGATACTGCAGCAAAAACATGGTCTGCATTAAGGGTTAAACAGGCAATTGTTGCTCTTACTGAGTTGGCTAATGATACCACGCCTCAGCTTGGTGGATCATTAGATGCAAACAGTAAGTCTATATTATTCTCAAAAGGAACTAATATTGCGTCTGCAGGGACTATTGCGCCAACAAAAACAGGTAACTTTTTCGAAGTTACAGGCACCACAACAATAAACAGGATTACATCTACTGATTGGAATGCCGGGTTCATTGTCCTGTATTTTTCAGGTGTATTACAGTTAACTAATTCATTTGGTTCATCAGGCGATGATAAACAAATGGTTCTTTATGGTGGATCGGATTATACCACCTCTGCAGGTGATATAATTATGTTTTATTTTGATGGTACCAATTGGGTTGAAATAAATTACTTAACCAGGTCAGCAGGTGGAGCTGGAAGTGATACCACAGCCATACACGACAATGTAGCAGGGGAAATAAACGCAATATCAGCAAAAGCTACACCAGTGGATGCTGACGAAGCATTAATAGAAGACTCAGCAGATAGTTATAATAAAAAGAAAGTAACTTGGGCTAATATAAAGGCTACGTTGAAAAGTTATTTTGATACTTTGTATTCAGCAATAACACTTACAACAAAAGGAGATATTCTAACATATGACTCTGGAATAGCAAGACTCCCTGTTGGAACTGACACGCATGTATTAACTGCTGATTCAACAGAAAGTACTGGCTTAAAGTGGGCAGCAGCATCTAGTGGTGGACATGACATTTATGCAGACGATGTTTTACAAACAACAGCAAGTAAGCTTAATTTTACTGATTTTACAGTAAATTATTCTGCTGGAGATGATTGGAATGAAATAGTCCACGAATTTGGTGATGAAAGTAACGTGGACAACACCAACCAAGTTGAAGGCTCTGCAAAGGTTTGGGATAGCGTTAATTCAGTATATACAGATCAAGAGCAAGAGGAATTTGATGATAGTATATTGCTTACTGAGACAAATTTATCTGCTGACGGTCAAATGACTATTTATATTCCAGCAGGATATAGAATAATACACATATTCGTACAAGAAACAGCAAGCGCAGCAGCGGGTAACATATCAATAGGAACAGCAGCAAGTGGAACGCAAGTAGTGAATGCATATACTGTTGGCTCGGATGCTGATGAAGAAATGACAATAGTGTCTGGTGGAGAATATTTTTCTGCAACAGCAGATCAAGACTTATATGTTAGTTCATCTTCTTGGGGTTCTGGTGTGGTTGATATAATGATTAAATG